ACATCACACGATAATATGCCTCCGTTTATTACTGTCTATATGTGGAAAAGGACTGCTTAATGGAACAAAACAACAAAGAAGCAATTATTCGTATTGAGGGTGATATTAAATTAATTCATCAAAAAATTGATACGCTAAAAGACAATCATTTATATCATGTGGAGAAAGATATTCGACAATTAAAAACATTTATATGGTTTATTGGAACAACCGTATTCTTGCAAATGTGTTATTTAATTGTTAGAAGCTTAATATGAACAAACGGATACTGATAATTTCAGATACTCACGCACCTTATCATCATCCTGACCTGATTCCTTTTTTAAAAGGTATTAAAAAAAAGTACAACCCTGATAGAATTGTACATATCGGCGATGAATGTGATAAACACGGATTAAATATGCATGGGCAAGACCCTGACTTACCATCCGCTGGTGACGAACTAGTAGAAGCTAGAAAAGTAATTCATGAAATTGAAAAATTATGGAGTAATGTAGATATACTACATTCTAATCATGGCAGTCTTGCGTATAGAAGGTCCTTCAAAGCAGGTATACCTATGGCATATATGCGAGGATACAATGAAGTACTTCAAGTTGGTAAGGGATGGAAGTGGCATAATGAACTTACTATAAAACTACCTGATGGTAACAAAGTACATTTTCATCATGGCAAGTCTGCTAATATTTTATCTGTGGGGCAGAAGCAGGGAACCTGTTATGTACAGGGACACTATCATACAAAGTATGGTATATCATATTGGGGCAACCCAGAATCATTATTATGGGCGATGCAGGTAGGATGTCTTATAGACAAAGACTCTATGGCATTTGCATATGATAAAGTATTTAAGGATAGACCTATTATTGGCTGTGGAATCATTATAAACTCACAACCAAAATTATTACCTATGGTCTTGTCAAAAGGAGGAAGTTGGAATAAAGTAGTTCCATAGTGGAAACTACAAAGAAACAAGAGGGTGGCAATCACTATAAAGACTTAGTGATACAGCCGATAGAATTTATACTCGCAAATGACATACCACATTGTGAGGCTTGTGTAATAAAATATATTACAAGGTGGAAAACAAAAAATGGTATAGAAGATTTAAGAAAGGCAAGGCACTACATTGACATCCTCATTGAAAACGAATCAACAAAATCATGATATATATATGTACCAACCACAAAATAACAGACGACCAGGCATAACAAAGAATTTAGAACTCAACAATCAAATGCACTATGTGCAAGTTGAGTATGAAAATGATTTGCCTAGAGTCATAATGATTTGGAGTAAATCTAAATATGGAACTACATACCCAGACCTAATGCATAGGATCGGTATGTATATGACTAAAGAACTACAACTATTTAAAGATCCTGTAGAGGCACTAGAATCTATTGCTAGTCAAGTACCTAGAAGGACTACTGGTGAACCTACAACTATTGATGGTCTAATAGCTGATGAACTTTTAAAGGATATGTATTTTGGAGCAGATTAAAAAACGTATTAAAGATCACGAAGGTTTTAGAGATGAGGCTTACAATGATAGTCTTGGTATACCTACTATAGGTTGGGGGCATATGATCTTACCAGAAGATAACATTCAGATGGGTGTTAAGTACTCTGTGGATCATTTAAGTGAGATATTTGATAAAGACTTTGAAATCGCTTTTAAGGCTGCAAAACAGCTCATAGAGAAGCATATACCCAATTTGTATACCCAAGGCTTAGATCAGGGTGATATAGAGCAAATTCAGGGCGTTTTGATCGAAATGCTCTTTCAAATGGGCTACCCTAGGGTATCTAAATTTAAAAAAACACTAAAAGCACTAGATGAGGGTGATTTTAAAACTGCTGCTGATGAGATGATTGATTCTCGATGGCATCAACAAACACCTGCTAGAGCAATAGAACTATCTACAATCATAAGGAATATATAAATGTTACAAATGTTAATCAAGCCTCTCTTGGGAGTGGCTAGTGATGCTATTGGTGGTTATGTTGAAACTCGTAAAGCCAAAGCAGAACAAAAGCTAACTGCTATAAAAGCAGAAACAGAGATAAAAAAGAAACAAATTGCAGGAGAAATAGACTGGGATGTTGAAGCTATCAAAGGTAGCAGAGACTCATGGAAAGACGAATATTTAACCATACTTTTTAGTATTCCGCTGTTGCTCTGCTTTTTACCGTTTACTGTAGAGTATGTTGAACGAGGTTTTGCAGCTCTCGCTATGACCCCTGACTGGTACAAGTACACCTTGGGAGTGATCGTGAGTGCCTCATTTGGAATCCGTGGAGCAACTAAGTTCTTTGGTAAAAAATGATTTGGGTCATAACAGTTATGCTGTGGTATGATGGTTTAAATGGTCCACACTATTCTGAGTATAAATTAAAAGAATTCAATACAAAGATAGAATGTTTGGATTATGTATTTTGGAATAAAACAGAACTAGTAACTAAACTAGCAGAGGATCATGGAGCAAAAGAAGGTAAAGGTTTAAAGACCTGGGCATTCTACTGTGAGAATAGACAACTAGAGGAAGTATGAAAATAAGTGAAAACACATCTATCGCAATGCCAATGCGTAATCTTATCAGTATTATTGGTGCTTGTATTGTGGGTGCTTGGTTCGGGTTTGGAGTCATTGAGCGACTTAATATTATAGAAACTGAATTGCAGCTAATGCAGCAAGACTTGCTTGAGGCATCCACACAAAAGCCTATAGATCAAGAGCAGTTTATGTTATTGGAGTTCCTCTCTAAGGAACAAGATAAATTAAAAGAAAAAGTAGAAGCTGAAGTACCTAACATTAAAAAGAACGATATGACTATACAGTTTCATGAAGAAAGAATAATAGATTTAGAAGAAAAAAACGGATACAATGATTGAAGTAGTATTTGCAATATTAATGATACAGAATGGAAAGGTTATAGAGTATGTCCCTACAAGCGGTATGGCTGACTGCCTTGAACAGAAACGCATTGTTACAAGACAGATCGGTGAGAATCAGGAAGGCATATCTATGTCCTGCCAACAAGTCAAAGCAGAAGTTGAAATCGACATGGGTGATCGTAAACGAATCATCAAAATCTTAGACTAGCCGAGAGAATAACGCATCTAAGGACTGACAACCTAGGTCTACATTACAGCCAGAGATAAATTACTCTCTCTATCCTTTAGGAATATCGAATTGGCTATTTTCTCTTTAACACCACCAGGACATAACTTAGTCAGACATCTCTGGGTGATACTAATACTAGTAGGTGTCTTTTAGTCTGATACCAAATAAACCGAGTACGAAGTGGGCAAATACCTATACTTCATTCTATATATACCAGTACTCGTATCCTGGCCCGGAATATTTTACGAGAGAGACATAAGCTGGTCAGCCTTGCGTGCTTATTCCTTTACTATAGTCTAGGCATTCATATGCCTCTCTCTATCCATTGACCGCTGGAATATTATATTCGTGAAGAAGCTTCTTTAGTTCTCCACATTTCAATTCTTATTTTTGCTAGATCATATAATCTACGCATCTTTGAAAACCTTGCTTTAGCAAATGCTAGATTCTCAATATGTACTCTGTATGCAGTATCTGCATGAGCTGTTCTTTTCTTAGCAGCTTCACTGCCTTCAGTCATACTAGCTAAATTATCTACAAGATGCTTAGTATAGTTATCTAAAAGATCAGCTGCTTCTTCATACTCAGCAAGAGTGTCAAGATTGTTAGCCATAAAGTTATATGCTTTCTCAGCAGATCCTTCATCCAATGAAGTTTCTTTTGAAAACTTAATATTCTTTTCTTCTTTTTGAAAGTTAGCTGGATCGTAACTCATAGTATCCCTCCTTGTTTTTCTATGTATCCTGGCTTACGAATACAGGATGTCACAATTGTTGTACCTTCATCTTTGTTAAAGTATTTAATAAACTTTTGTCTGGCAAGATCAGCTGTATGAGCTTTGACCAAAGCATCAACAAGTTTACTCTTACCATTCTTATCAGTATACTTACCCTCGCAATAATAGTTCTTAGGAGCATTAGCCAAGTAATCATTTAGCTTTAGTTTTGCTTCCATTATATCTAATTTACTCAATGTAAAATCCTTTCATCATCCTGTAACAAATAGTTCCACAAATTATCTTGTACTTCACCTGTTGCATACAAAGATACTTTACACTTATCTCTGTTTACAATTTCATATATTGTAGTACGAGCATCACCAGCTTTGTTGTGTGAAGATATAATTATACACTCAACCTTTTTTTTCTGATTTTGTTTTCTAACCTTACCTTCACTAACAAAACTGTATGTTGAAATATTTTTTCTTTGAAGGACCTTCATAAGATTAACAGCCTCATCCTTTAGCTCCTTGTCAAATAGCTTAGTATATGAGGCTGCTCCCCTAGTATGCCCTACTAGAATAGTTGCAACATGGTTATCTCTACGAAAGTTATCTATTGCTACTTCACAAACATTTTCATGATAAGCATCAAAAAACGCAGAGTCTAACTCATTAATGGTTTCATCAGAAAGGTATTCTTTGACCTTCTTCGTCATATTCTGCACTTACCTCTGCTTCATCCATTGTACTAGCTGAATATAAATTTACAGCTTGTTTTACATATTTTACTTTTTCAGACCATTTCATGTCCTTGTCAAGCATAGCATCATTAACTGCTCTTACTCGAACCATATCACCTGAACGAAGTTGATCTGTGATAGCAGATGTAATCTTTTTACCAGACGGTGTGTCTTGGTTAAGATCATCATCAGCAAGAGCTTCAAGACCTTCAGCAACCTTTAGTTGTTTAGCTGTGTAGGTTTTACCGTTCTTACTGTAGCCTTCAAACTCTATCCATTCACCCTCTTTGAGAGCATCCATAGGTTTAGTGCCATCCGATAGCAATCCATTGTTCCAATAGACTACAATATCATTGTCATTCATTTTTGCAGGAATCCAGAACTTGATTTGATCACCTTCTGAGTAATCCCTTGCGTCTTTCTTTAGTTGTGCTTGGTATGCCATATGTCCTCCTTTGTTAAGCTTTAGACCAATACCTGTCAGCGATTGCTTTAGTGTTTTCATCCCATTTGTATCCTTCTGTATTGAGTATGTTATGTTTCATAAATGTTCTTGCATCTTTGAAAAACTCATTGTTCTTCTCGATTGTACTAAACACTTCAATCATAAACTCACCCTCTCGTTTTACGACATCATCTGGTATACCAAAGATAGCACACTTTTTATCTGTCGCATATAATAAAGCTACATTCTTACCTGATAATAAGCCATACAAAGATACCTGTCTAATATGTTGCAGCTTTGTTTTGAACGGATCAGTTGGAAACTGCTGTGTAGCTTTTGTATCTACTATAAGGTCATCATACTCAAAGTCTGGTACATAAGTAATTTTATGTTTTAGGTTTGGATACTCAACCACTTTCTTTTCATTATAAGCTACTAGCTCTTTATCTAGATTGCTTAGTATATCTATGAAGTTGTTTGCTATAGCACCAACCTTCTGCATTTGTTTAGGTATGA